CCCGCCGCGCCGCCGTAGCCAATGATGTCGGCCTGGCTTTCGTACGCAATGGTCTGAGGCCCAGGCAATGGGCGCCACAAGGTCTTGTCGCTGGTCAGTAGGGAGTCGAGTTCTGCTCGCTCTTCATCGGTTAGATACGCCAGCAGTGCTGGGTCAAACGCCGCCGCCATTCTTGGCTTTCCGCGCCTGGGCTGTGGCCAAGATCGCTTGCAGTTTGGCCGCTCGCTGGGTGTCGTCCAGTGGCTCCATCAATGGGTTGTCAGGGTCACCGGCCAACACAGTGCGGTCGCCGTACTTCTTGGGCAGTTGTTTGGACAGCAACCACTTGCGGGTGTCGATCCGGACCTTGGACCGGGCGATCCATTCGCTGTTGGCCATCTCGTCGCCCTTGCTGTTTACCAGGGTGTCACGGCTTGTTTCGTCCGCGATCTCAAGGATCTCGTCGGCCATAGTCTCAAGGCCCACTTCGCGTGCGTGCGCGTATTGCTCCCGGAACCCTTTGAGTTTTTCATCAGCCAGCCACCTAAACACGGTGCTCATTCCAGGCATTGAATCATCGCGGCATATCGATCGCAGGCTTTCGCCATCAGCAAGACGCAGACAGATCAGGTCCGCTACCTTCTGCTCAAAGCTAGAAGGTCGACCATTTTTTTTCGGTTCAGTCTTGGGTTTCATCGATGATTTTTTTCCATCTATCAGGGGTTTGTGCTCGTCGCTCGTACTTGCAAATTTTCTTGATGGTGCTCAAGGGGATGTCGAAGATCTTGGCCAGTTTGCGGTAGCCCACTTCCTCGTCTTCGTGCATGTCACGGATCTTGTCTATGACCTCATCCGGAAGGCGGGCATTGTGATGGGATGCGCCAATGCGGTATCCCTGTTCATTTACTGCCACAAATTGCACGCGCTTCTTTCCCTTCATCTCATGCCAATAGGGTACTGCTTAACGCTTCGGGGGTTTCTTGCCCTTGTCTTTGCCATAGCCCATGATGATCTCCTCGAGTGTTGTGCGAAGTTGCACAGGGTTGATTTTGCATCATCATTGAATTTTCCGCAACGATGTCACCGGTAATTTCGAGCGCCCAATTTATTCGTTGTGGGTTTATGTTCCATCCTTCACGCGTGCGATCGAGAATTTTTTTTGCTTGTTCGAGTGCTGTCATTTTTTTCTTCTTGTGTGTATCGAGGCCATCACGGCCTTGAGTTGTTCTACCGATTTAACGCCGCGTTTTTTTTCACGGGCATCGAGTTCTTCTCTGCGCTTCCACAGTGGCAATGTCAGCAGGTGCTTGGCTTCGCATTCAATCATCCATTCGCGTGACCATGAGCCAACGACACGCCCATCGTGGAGCGTGACATCGATCTCGTATTGCTCGCGTGGTGTCAATGTTTTTGCTCCATGGCCGACATGTGCTTGAACCAGCCGTCGACGATCTCGATCGCTTCACGCATGACCATGTGCTCGAATGCGTGCTCGATCTTGCTTTCGCCGCTGTCGTCGTCCCAGCCAATAGCAAATGAGCAAACACCCATGCCTTCGGGTTGGCAAAAGAATCGCAACTCAGGTGCGCCTTCTTGGTTCTGCTGTTTCAACATAACGATCTGGCCATATCGGACCACATCAAATACTCGTGCGAATTTCATTTCAAACCTTTCAAATAAAAATATATTGCCACACCGATCAGTGCGACACCGATTCCTGCACCGATCAATAGTTCACCGATCAGCATCATGATGTGCCCAATGTTCATCGCACATACTCCAGGCGGATGGTTCGATACACAACACCGTCGTGCCACTTCTTGTCTGACTCGATGTCATACAGTTCGATGATGTGCTCTGCCTCTGCAAACTTCATGCGCTGATTGCGAATGCTGAACATGTAGATCAGCGGCGCTTTTTGCGTTGAGTAGGCCTCGATCAATTGAGGCAAGAGCAAGCGCTCTTTTTCTTTGATGTTGGCTGTGCCTTTGACATTGACCACGAAGGTGCGTTCATCACGCTGGATCACATAGTCGGGCATGTTGCGCAGTATGGGGTTGAGATTGTAGAAGGCGCCCACATTGGCAAACTTCTCATCAAAGCCCAGGCGCGTGCAGTTCCACCCATTGCGCTCGCACCATTGCTCAAACATCTCTTCGCCGATGTTGACACCGACGCCCTGCCTGTCCTGGTAGGTTTGGTCTGCATTGCCGTATGTCAAAACTTGCCTCCAATCTTCAGTTCGTTAAGTCTTAGCAGTGTGTTCAATGAATCCTCCTGTTGTCTTCTGGTTGTGTTCAGTTGCATCTCATCGGTCAAGTTCAAGGCCTGGCCAATCACATTGAACTCTTCGCCGGTTGTGCCCCACTTGCTGGTGCGCTCATGCCTGGCTTTGACTGACTTAATCGCGGCCAGTGATTGCTCCATGAGTTCGCGTGCCTCAACAGAATCGAAATGGTCACCGGACATCACATAGCCCCAGTTCAATCGAAAGCACACCGTGTTCCATGTGTACTCATCAGCGTCGCCGGTCTTAAACTTTTCCAACTCCATGTGTGGAACGAATTGCAGATCGACTTCGGCCTGTTTGTTGTGGCGAAAAATCTTTGGCAATACTGGCAATGGTTTTGGCCTGTACTTACTTCGCTTTCTCACAACTTGATGCCTCGCACCATGTGCTCTTGATCGATGCGTTTGCAATCGATCTCAGGCTTGTACGCTGGCCAGTGGCCTTCGCGCACCATGTCGCAGTAGTGTTGCTCTGCCTTGATGGCATCGTCGTAGTCCATCTGGTTGACGAATGCAAATGCACCCAGCAGTGCAAGCCATATCGAAACTGTTTTGATCGTGCTCATGTTCTCTCCTTTGGTATTGCCATCTTGTCGCGTAACTCGTCCATCATTTTTCTGACCCTTGCTCTGTTGATTGCCATCTGCTCTTCAGAGATCTTGTGCTCCAGCTTCGGCGGTTCAGGCCTTGGCGCCATGCGGCACAGTTCTTTAAACTTGATGCAGTTGGGCACGCGTTCAGGCAAGTGCTCGAGTGCATACGCAATGGCCTCTGGCCACTTCACAAATCCACCCAGTTCTTCAGCCCATGTGGCCTTTGCGTTTTCAAGTCCAGCGTCAATGCCATTGACCATGCCGGTGCTGAATTGCCCTGTGAACTCTCGGCCATAAATGCCTTGGAGCCTGGCAAAAATCTTCTCAACCCAAGCGTTTGGCAGTATTGGATTCGGTGTCATAAATTTCCCCTTCGATGATGGTTCCTTGGTATTCGTCGTGTTTCGGTAAAAGTCCAAGAGATCTGGCAATGCCCTCCTGGTTGATCTGGTGCTGAGTCTTGTTGCCGTTCTGGTCTTTGTTGACCCAGTCGGCTTTGAACCCTGCCCATCCCCTTGCACAGCATTCGGTCAATGCGGCATTGAGTGACCAGCCTGCTTTGCGTGCTTCGCGCTCGATGCCTGCCATGGCCGCTTGAGTGACTGGAGCCTTCTTGGCTTTGCGCACTTTTGTGAATCCATCCCAAACTTCAGGCGATACGCCATCAGGGCAGGACAAGGGCTTGTCCCTTGTATTTATCTTTGTTTCTTGTTTTATGTTTACTGTTTCTTGTTTATTGTTTGGTTGCACGGTCGTTGAACGAGCGTTGGACCTTCGTTCAGCAGACGCCTTGCCCGCTCTGGATGCGGCTTCCAGCCTGTTGTGGTACTTCGCAATCTCTTCATCTGCCCTGCGATTGACCCATCCGGACCCCTCCACGAGTTCAAAAAATTCCTCGAGAACAGCACCGACTTCGTCTTCGTGATCGCGCATGTTGATCGCCCGTGCAACGGTCGTTGAACACTCGTTCAACGGTTGTTCGTGCAGGTAGTACAGATCCAGCAGACGACGGTAAGCACAGTCCTCGATCACCGTGAGGTGCCGGGTGTGGCTTATGTAGTCGCCGATGTTGAATGAGTAGAAGTGCATCACGCACCTGCCTTGGCCTGGTCAAGCAATGAGCGGATCGTGTCATCGCTCTTGACTTTGGCTTTGTTGGTGCATGCAACGCAGGCCGCGTTGATGGTGTATCTCAGTGTCTCGCCGCAGGCTTTGCAGGGCTTACCGGTGTACTTGCGCTCGCCGTTTTTGGCGGCATTGATACGGGGGGAATCCAATTTAACACTCCTCTTGGTTGATGGTTTTCTAATTCTAAACCAATACCAAGAGGATGTGTCAAGGGTTTTTTTACAGGTCGGCTTCTTTCACAAAAACGCCGTCGATCATGCGACCTTTGCGGTCCTTGATTTCGTCGTAGGCCATCTCGATGCAAGCCTCAATGCTGAACCCCATCTGCTCGGCCAGGATGGTGAGCACCACCACAGCGTCGCCGATGCCGTCCATCACCTTGACCGTGTCCTTGCGGGCCAGGCCTGCGGCCAACTCGCCGATCTCTTCGATCAACTTGGTGAACTGCTTATCGGTCGTACTGCCGGATACCAGGTTGCGCTGGTGCGCCCAGCCACGAATGCGCACAAAGTCTTCATAGGTTTTCATATTACACCTCAAAATGGAATGTCGTCGTCCATGTCTGCCATGTCACCGGCAGGCTGTTGCGTTTGTTGCGTTTGTTGTGGCCGCGCTGGCGCGTCACCCTTTGGCGGTAGGTCCACCTGGTCTACAGACAGGCGCAGGCGCGTTTTTGGCGTGCCGTCCTTGGCTTTGTATTCCTCGAGTTTGATCGGGCCGCTGACGGTCACGCGCTGGCCTTTGGCAAGGTACGGTTGCAGGCTGGTTGCCCGCTTACCCCACAGTGCGCAATCGACCCACATGGTTTCGGGTTTGTCTTTGGTGCCGATGGCCACGCCGATGGCAAAGTTCAGGATGTTGTCGCCGTTGTGCTGGCGTAGTTCGGGGTCACGCCCCAGGTTGCCGGTGAGTATTGCAATGTTCATTCGTTGGATTCCTTCGAAATTTGGACGCGTACGAAACCACCGATCTGCCCCGCGTCCACTCGTGCAGTCAGTGTTGTGAATTGTTTGTCGTTGATCTTGAGTGCATCAGCGACGCCATCAAGTCCAGACTTCATCCTGGCCACCAGGTTGTCTCGATCGTAACTGCGCCGGTCGGGCGGCACAAACTCGAGCACCAGGTGCAGGTTGCCAGCGGGCACCAGGTCAGTCCTGATGCGGTACTGCTCGAGCGTCAACGCCCAGCAGGCTTCGCGGTATGCCGCCTTGACCTTTGACACCTTGGCCCAATGCAGGCGCTTGTTGGGTGACAGGTCCGAGGGTGGCCAGCCCAGCATGAGTTCAATCATTGACTTCGCGCCCAAACACGATGTCGTGCGCAGTGATGTCGATGCCGCGCTCCCAGGCTAATTCCAGGAGGCGACGCTGTACGGCAGTCGGCACGATGCCAGACTTTTGCCAGCGAGACACTGCGGCAGGATCGCGGTTGAGGGCGCGGGCGAGTTTTCGTACCCCGCCAAACATGTCGATGGCCAGTTCAACTGGCGATGTGTGGTTGATGGTGTTGTTCATCCCTCAATGATGACACAGGCGCAACACCTTGTGAACCCTTGATTTACCTGGGCGGAACGAATACCCACATAAATCACTCGGAATAGGTATTGCGTTGTGGATATGTGTTGATGTAAGATCACCACATCGGACGAAAAAACGATACCGCATTCAGCACCGAGCGATGGCCACCTGGCCTGACAGAGTTAGCTAAATGGCCGTGACGACATTTTGGGAAAGATCCGGACGCAGGCTTATTAACCCAACGCCTGCACCCTTTAACTGTTTAGACGATGGAGAGAATCATGACTGCAATCAACACCACACCCGCTTCTGCTGACGAACTCGGCACACTGCTCGCCCAGATCGCCACGCTCACCAAGCAAGCCGACGCCCTCAAGGATGCCATGAAAGACCTGGCCAGCAACGGCGGTCCCACAGTATTCGAAGGCGCCCTGTTCAAGTCGACCTATGTCGAGGCTGACCGCGCTGTCACCGACTGGAAAAAGTTGGCCAAGGAACAGGGCATCTCTGCCGACATCATCGCGTCGTACACCAGCACCACCGCTGTGTTCAGCATCAAGACAACCGCACGCTAATCAGGAGGCCGACATGAGCACCATTACCAAAATTGCAAACCGTTTGTGGGTGGCACACATTGATGACGAGCGTGCCGATGGCAACAGCATCATCGTCACCTTGGACAACGACTTTGTTTTTGACGACGAGCGCGACTGTGGCGTGCGTGGGTTTGACACCCTCAAAGACGCCGAGCAAGGCACCCGTCTCAACTGCGTTATCAACAAAAAAAATGTTAACCCAGTACGGCATTCTTGATGACGAGGGCGCCGTGGTGCGCTGGGTCTGGGACAAGCCGTCCTACCCGCACATCACGCGCAAAGTGCCCCGTTACCGCAAGCCCAAGTTCGACATCAGCACCCTACCAGACGCACCATTTTAAGGAGATCACCATGGATTCATACACAGCAACCGGCATCGCAGAAGGCTTTATCGAGGCCGACTCAGAGGACCAAGTCATCGAGGCTTGGCAGACATTGATTGACACAGGCCTGGCCTGGCAACTGCAAGGCTGGTTTGGCCGTCAGGCCAGCCGCTTGATCGAGGAAGGCATCTGCCTACCCGCCGAGCAAAGCCGCCTGCTACGGGCCGCAAAAGCCCTGGGCAAGATTGAGTTCATTAAAGTGGGGGGCTGATCATGTGGTTTACATCCTCACACGGCACGATCGAGATCGAGATGACTATGGCCCAGGCTCAGTCAGCATCACACCAGGGCCAATGCGACGCCGATGTCCTGGCTTTGTCCAACAACCGCAAGATTCGCCGCCAGTTGGAGCGCATCGATCCAGCCGCATTGCGCAAAGAGTTGGCCGAGTACGGCGCCTGGGATGAGCAGGAGTTGGACGACCACGAGCAAAACATCCAGCGCATCCTTTGGATCGCGGCAGGCGACATCGTTGAAAACCAATGGAGCAAATCATGAGCCTATACACGGACCTGGTCGAGGCTGGCATCGAGGTCAGCAACTGGCAGTCGGACTTGTATTTCCCGGTGTCGTATGAGTCCATGGAAATCTTGGCCAAGTACCCAAACCAGTCGCGCTCAATCTTCAAATCAAACATCGATGGCCGTCCAACGGTTGAGGCGCCGTTCGCCTTTGATCCGTACTGGGAATCGAAAGTTGTTGACACAGCGTCAACGAAATAGAGTAGAATTTCAACACATCACCACAAGGAGATACAAATGGCAGACATCAGCATCCACAACACCAAGTCAATCGTCATCAGCGAAGTTCGCGAGATCAATGGCAACACTCCGCTGTACACGCGAGACATCACCATCACCGACGCCAGTGGCCACGAAGTTGTGATCACATGCTTTTCAACCAGCGAGGAAGCTGAAGAATTGCGGGTGTTGCTGTGAAGCGCAACAACTACATCGCCGAGATCGAGCACCGCGTTTGCGGCATCCCTTGCATCATCGGCGTCACCGATTACGAGGGCTACACACCCGCGTATACCTCCGGCCCACCAGAGAACTGCTACCCGGCAGAGGGTGGGTCCGGGGACTTTGAGATCCTGGACCGCAAAGGCTACCGCGCCAAGTGGCTTGAGAAAAAACTTACAGCGCGAGATGAGGACGCGATCCAGGAATTGATTTATGACCACATGGAGAATGACTGATGACTATTCAGAGAATCGAAATTGAGAGTGAAAAGCAGTGGCTTGCCGAGCGGGCCAAAGATGTGACCAGCACCGAGGTGTCGGCCTTGTTTGGCTTGTCGCCTTACCTGACCGAGTTCGAACTGTTTCACCAAAAGCGCGACGGCGTGACCGTCAAGTTTGAACCCAACGAGCGCATGAAGTGGGGCAACCGCTTGGAGTCGGCCATCGCGCACGGCGCCGCCGAGGACATGGGCTGGAACATTGCCAAGTTCAATGTGTACATGCGCGACCAGGCCGCACGCATCGGGTCCAGCTTTGACTTTGAGATCAAGTCCAGCGCCAATGGCCCAGGCATTCTCGAGGTCAAGAATGTCGACTGGGTGCAGTATCAGAAGTCATGGATCGACGACGGCAACGGCAACATCGAGGCGCCCGAGCACATCGAGTTGCAGGTCCAGCATCAAATGGAAATTGCCGATTACGACTGGTGCGCGATCGTGGCGCTTGTCGGTGGCAACGAGCAAAAGATAGTCCTCCGAAATCGCGATCGGGACATTGGCAAAAGTATACGCGAACGCACCAGCGAGTTCTGGAATCGCGTGCAGTCCAACACCGCGCCATCAGCCGATTACACACGCGACGCTGAGTTCATCATCAAGCAGTTGCGCAACGGCGCAGACGAGGGTTTGGTGGCTGAGGCTGACCGTGAACTCGAGGACATGATCAAGCAGTTTGAATTCGTGCGCAAAGAGGCCAGCGATCTGGAAAAGATCAAGGACCAAAAGCGTGCAGAGATCCTGGAGCGCATTGGCCGCGCCAGCAAAGTTCTCACCAGTTTTGGCTCGCTATCGACGGGGCAAGTCAAAGGCCGATCAGGCACTCTCATCACGCCTGAGATGGTCGGCACAGTCATCGGTGCAACCGAGGGCTACCGCAGTTTCCGTTTTTATCCCAAGAAGGAGAAGTAAACCATGGCAACCGAGCAACGCATTTACAAAGTCGTCAGCAATGACAAAGCCTACCTGGTCCAGGCCATCAGCCAGGCACAAGCACTGCGCCACATTGCAGGCCGCATGTACCAGGTCGAAGCCGCCAGGCCCATCGATGTCGCCACGCTCATGAGCAACGGCATCAAACTCGAGGTGGCCAGCACGATCCCCGAGCAAGACCAACTCAAACTTGAAGGAGCACAAGCATGACTACAGGAACCGAACTCAGCCCCATCGAAGCAATGCGTGGCACCTTGGTGAGAATGCAACCAGAATTCCAGGCCGCACTGCCACCGCAGATCCCGGTCGAGAAGTTCATCCGCACCACACTCACCGCAGTGCAAATGAACCCAGACCTGCTGGGCGCCGATCGTCGCTCACTGTTGGGCGCGTGCATGAAGGCCGCACAAGATGGCCTGCTGTTGGATGGCCGCGAAGCCGCGCCCGTGATCTTCAACACCAAAGAAGGCAAGAAGGTCCAATACATGCCAATGGTCGGCGGCATCTTGAAGAAGATCCGCAACTCAGGCGAACTGTCCAGCATCAGCGCACAAGTGGCGTACGACAAGGACCACTTCGAATACGAACTGGGCGACAACGAGAACATCGTTCACCGTCCATTCCTGGGCGAGGATCGAGGCAAGCCAATCGCTGTGTACGCTGTGGCCAAGACCAAGGACGGCGCAATCTACCGCGAGGTGATGAGCGTTTCCGATGTCGAGAAAGTGCGAGCCGCCAGCCGCGCAGGCAAGTTCGGCCCATGGGTTGACTGGTGGGATGAGATGGCCAAGAAGACTGTGATTCGTCGCATGGCCAAGCGCCTGCCATCAAGCGCAGATCTGGACCAGGTTATCGCCAACGACAATGAGGCATCAGGATTCGTCCAGGTGGAGCGCAGAGAGGCCGTAAACATCACGCCGGTACCAGAGGCCCAACAAGCCCCTTTGAGCCGCCTGAAGGCCTCTATGGGCCAGCCAGCGGATGATGTCATTGACCAGGCAACTGGCGAGATCACACAAGCGGAGGTGGCCAATGTCCCAACTGCTGACGCCTAAACAATTGTGCGAGCGATGGAAGGTCGCCGATAACACCCTGCGCAAGTGGCGGGTGGCCAACATCGGACCGGCCTACATCAAACTGGGCGATGGTCGAAACAGCGAGGTGCGGTACCGCATCGACGATGTCGAGGCTTTCGAGAAAAGCAATCGATTCACAACCGACAATAAATGAGGAAAGCCATGAGGACCAGAATGATCACAATCCTGATTGTCTGCTCCCTTGGCTGGATCAGTGGGTGCTCGAGCAACAAGCCGATGCCACCCACACCAGTCGAGCAGGAGTTGATTCTTGATAAACAGATTCACTCGATGAGCCGCAACGAAGTCATCACTGCGGTTCGTGAGTGTGAGTCAACAGGCCTTCGCGCCGTCATGATGTATGGAAAACGAAAGGTCAACGGGTACTCAGCCGACATCGTCATCGATGTCACATGCGCACCCAGGTGAAAAAAAACCCCAGGGGAATGAAACCCTGGGGCTAACCGTCGTGAAGGAGTAGGCAACTGCTTATGCCAGACGGGATGGAGACAACTCAAACCAGTTCAAAATGCGGGCCGTCAATGAACGGCCTTTTGTTTTGCTTGCGCCGGGTGTCGATGTAGTAGACCATGGCCTCTTCCATCGTGCCGCGCCAAAGCCGGATGTCCGGCACATTCCACGCGGCGCCCCAGCGTATTGCTACATTCTTTTCAATCGCGGCCTGCTTGATCGCATCGGCGATGTTGTCGTACAGATTCAGTTCCCAGGACACCTGGCCATTGATATACGCCACCAGGTCCACAGCCTCACCGGTCAAATGCTTTGACTCCATGGTTTGGCTTTTGCCAGCCTCAACATATTTGCGCTGAGTCTCGACGGTGCGCAACCCTTCGGTCACTGCAAAGTCGACGGTCGTGATCTCGATGGCACGGCACACCACATCGACTAGGCGGTCGTCTACGCCGTCCAATCGCTCGATGCTACGCTGAGATAGTCTGAACCCGTTCATCGCGGCCAAGCCCCGTTTAACGCTCTTGAATCAAGGGCGTGTCCATCAGCATCTTTTGCCACCGCTTCAAGCTGTCCGACACATTCTGCGAGTACGGTTGAGAGGGTTGTTGCGTGAGCACGGACGGAGGTGCAGGTAGAGGTGGACACACTGCTTGTGGTGTTGGCGATTTGGTTGCGCAACCGCTCAAGATCGTTACGAGCATCAGTAGCGGCACGAGCATTGCGCTGTGCGATTTTGTTTGCCTCATCGATGGCCTCCTGTTTTTTGCGCTCGAGAACTGTGTACTTGGCCAGGGCGTCTGCGTTTGCTTGTGCAACCTGGCGCTCATGATCAGCGATCAGTTGGTCGATCTTGGAATTCAGACGCCACCCATTCGCTGTCCATCCCATCGCGAATGTTGCGATTAGAAGTGCGGCGCTGATCAGCAGTTTGAGTTTGGTGTCGAGCATTGTTTGTCCACTTGTCATCTACAGTCGAAAACCCGATATACGCGCCCACCACAGAACCCACGAAAAGGTAGAACGCGCCAGCGACGCTTCCAAGTTGAGCAGAGTCGGTGACGAGCAAGAGCAAAGGGAACACCAGGCCTGCAACCAAGGAAGCCCAGGCCATGCGTCGTCTGTTCTTCCATCGGTCAACATGGTCCATTATTCCTTGTCTTCCTTGTGCTCGAGTTTCTTGAATATCAGGCCCAGCGTGTTGTCGATCTTGTTGAAGCCGTCCTTCATGTCTTGCTTGATTTCGCGAACTGCTTCTTTGAAATCATCCTTGCGCACATAGACCTCTGGCAGATCACGCTCGATTTGGCGGATGTCGCTCTTGAGTTCTTTGATCGCGTCCCAGATAACTTTCAAGACCCAGCCTCCAAGAAATCCGCAAACACCTACCACCCAGTTAAACAGCGTCTGGTCCATTACTCATCCTTTTTATGGCTGTTGATCTGGGACAGCATCCCATGTTTGAGTTGATTCGTTCCATGTGTAGCGGCCACCGTCATTTGGGTACGGTGCAGGCGCTTCCCACAAGCATGTGTCGTCATTCAACAACCAGCTTGCGTATGGCTTTGGAGGGATGAATGCATCACGCGTTGCGTCATAGCTGTAACCAATGCCTGCGTAGTTCTTGCGCAGTGCTTTGCTTTGATCAGCAGAAGGCTCGCCAGTCGCTGGGTCGTAGTGAACGCCACCACGCGTGTTGTATGAGGTTTGAATCCATTGACCAGGACTCGAGTCGACAAAGGTGTCAAAGAATTCTGGATCGGCAACGATGACTTGCTCGACGATCCCGTTGTTTACTTTTGCAAAATGTGCCATATGCTTCTCCTGTTATGCCGTGTATGTTCCACTGGTTGTGAATGTGTGAATTGTGTATCCGCCGCTTGAAGTTACTGTTCCACCAGTGCCGCGTTGCGCTCCAAGGTAACGCAAAACAACAATTCCAGATCCGCCTGACGCTCCGTTTGGCGTATTGTTCCAGCATCCAGCACCACCTCCACTGCCAGTGTTTGTTGCTCCAGCTACAGCTTGAACAGCGGCTCCAATGTAATCTGCGGCGGCATTTCCTCCGCCACCAGTTCCGCCTAAAGCAACAAAATAGGAGGCATTGGCATTCATTGCTCCGGCGCCGCCACCAGCGCGTGTAACTGATGTGCCTGTAATTGACGAAGCAACGCCGTTGCCGCCACTTGTTGTGCTTCCAGCAGATCCTTGTCGGCCTACTTGAGATGCGCCACCACCACCAGAACCAGCAGTAGCGCCTGATTGAGTGCCACCAGCAAAACCTTGTCCAGTCGTTCCAGAACCAGAAGGACTACCTAATTCACCGCCGCCACCACTTCCTCCGCTTAATGAACCAGTTGATAAAGGCCCACCTGCACCACCGCCTAAAGAAACAATATTTCCAAGTTGGGAGTTGCTACCAGAGTTTCCATTACCAGCACCGCCAGCGCCAACCACAACAGAATATGCTTGGCCAAGAGTTAATCCAAGCAAAGATTCTGCTGAAGCACCTCCGCCAGAAGACTCTCCTGGAACAGAAGAACGATATCCTCCTGCGCCACCACCACCAGCGTAGTATCTGTAACCACCGCCACCGCCACCACCTACTACAAGAAACTCAACTTCATAAGTTCTATCTTTAAATGGTTGCCATTTTTGAAGCACCGTGTCATACCATTCAGGTTCATTAGTTGTGGTGTTCATGCGAGTCATGCCAGCGCTTGGAGACGCAGGCCGTTCAGCCGTAGTGCCAGCAGGCAAATCAAATGCGCCAGTGCTTGTGTTGGTCTTGTCGCTGATCGATGCAGGCGTCACATTGTCGAGCGATGATGCATTGATGTCACCACCTGCGTCGACAATCACCTGCGATAAATTTCGTGCTTTGCTCATATCGATTCCTTATGCCGTGAATGTGCCGGACGAAGTGAAGGTGTGGATCGTGTAGCCGCCTGCGCTGGTGACTGTGCCGCCTGTGCCGCGCTGTGTGCCGAGGTAGCGAACAATGACAACACCAGAGCCGCCATTGCCAGCCCATCTTGGAGACTTGTGACCACCGCCACCACCGCTACCTGTGTTTGTTGTACCAGCCGTACCAGACGCACCTGTATTTGCACCAGTGCCACCACCACCTGAACCGCCTGATCCGCTGGTATAACTTCCACCACCACCACCGCCTGCGCGTGTTACAGATGATCCTGTAATTGATGATGTAACGCCACCGCCACCGTTACCGCCAGTAGTGTATGTTCCGCTATTTACTCCAGCAGATCCAGCACCACCACCACCTCCAGATTGAGCGCTAGTTGCACCTGTTCCGCCGTCATATCCTTGACCAGTGGTACCAGATCCAGCAGTGCTAGATGTGTTTGATCCACCGCCACCGCCTGCGCCACCAGACCCTCCGGCATTGTTTGCCGCCGCTCCATAGCCGCCGCCAACAGAAGTTATTGATCCAAATACAGAAGAAGCGCCTTGCGTTCCGCTTGTTGTTTCTGAGGTTGCACCAGTACCTCCACCACCAACAGTTACTGTGTAAGCGGTATTTGGCGAAACAGTCAGCGCTGATTCAGCAGAAGCACCTCGACCAGAATTTTCTCCAGATACAGATGACCGATAGCCACCAGCGCCGCCGCCACCGCCACCCTCTTGGTTTGGCCCGCTATTGCCGACTCCACCTCCACCACCGCCAGCAATTACAAGATATTCAACGGAATATGGAGCATCTGCTGGTTGCCGCCATTTTGTTCCATCGTGATACTCAAAATTATTAAGAGTCGAATTAAATCGAATCATTCCTGTCGATGGAGTACCTGGCCGCTCTGCGGTTGTTCCTGTTGGAACATCAAAGTAACCCGTGCTTGAGTTTGCCTGGTCGCTTACAGCAGTAGGCGTAACAGCCACAGTTTTAAATGTGTTGTCGCCAGCAAGGAATGTCCCACCGTTGCGTGTACCGGTTGCATTCAGTTTGCTGATGTTGACTGTGTTGTCATCAAGGCCAGAGCCGTTGAACGATGCCACATTGAATGTGCCAAATGCAACGATGTAGAGTTCATCGTTTAGCGCCGCACCTGATGCAAGTACGATGCTGGTACCTGTCGTTGCGGTGTAGTCGGTCGGGTCCAAATGAACGCCGTTCAAGTACACATCGATGAAGCCTGCGTCATAGGTCAGCGTGTTGCCATTGGCATCGAGGCCAGAAAATGAAGTCTGGCCAGAGGTGGCCACATACTTGTATCGCTGACTTGTGCCGTTGACGCTTGAGCCAGCAGGCACCCAACCACCAGAGCCGTACACAAACATCGTGTCGCTGGTGGTGTTGAAGTACATGTCACCCTCTTGCAGTGCGCCACCGTTGTTGCGCAATGTTGGAGGTGTTGCCTTTGCACCTTGGTAGGTGTTGGCGTAGTCATTGATGTTGGAGACATTGTCTGCAACAGTTGGGATGTCGCTTGCCACAGTGGCCACAGCAGTCACATCAGTATCGATCGCGGCCACGGTAGTGACATCGGTATCAATCGCGGCAACATCAGTCACAGCGGTTGAGATGCCAGCCACAGTGGTTACATTCGCGGCAATGCCTGCAACAGTCGTCACATTGGGTGCAATGCCTGCAACCGTGTTCACATTGCCTGCAACGCCTGCAACGGTGCTCACATCAGCGATGTTTGTGCCGACAGTGTTGACGCTTGCAATGTTGTTTGCAACGACATCGATCTCGCTGGTAGGCTCGTTCAAGTCATTGGCAACAGTCGTGATCGCGGCAATGTTTGTCGCGGCAGTGTTGATGTTTGTCGAGTTCGTTGCGACAGCGTTGATGTTGGTGCTGTTGCCAGCCACTGCATTGATGTTGGTCGAGTTGCCTGCGACCGAGTTCACATTTGCAATGTTGGTTGCAGTCGTGTTCACATTGGCGATGTTGGTCGCCACAGTCGTAATGTTTGTATTGTTCGCGGCAGTCGTGTTGACGCTTGCGATGTTCGTGCCAACTGTGTTGACATTGGCAATGCTACCGGCAACCGTCTCGATCTCAGAGACAGGCTCGTTAAGGTCGTTGGCCACAGTAGTCACAGCGGCAATGTCACCAGCAACAGTCACCACGCTGGCGCTGTTGGTTGCCACGGTCGACACATTGGCAGAGATGCCTGCAACGGTTGTTACATTGGCGCTGATACCAGCGACTGTGTTGACATTGGCAATGTTGGTGCCGACGGTGTTTACATTCGTGATGTTGGTCGCAACAGTTTCAATCTCAGACACCGGCTCGTTCAAGTCAGCCGCAACGGTGTTGACAGCCGCGATGTCAGTAGCCACAGTCGTCACATTGGACGACACACCGGCCACGGTGTTCACATTGCTGATATTGGTTGCAACGATGTTGACATTGGTGATGTCGTCGCCTACATCATTTACGCTGTCGATGTTGTTGGCAACGATGTCGATGTTGCCTGCGCTGTCAGCCAGGCGCACGATGTCGGCCACCAGGGCGTCAGCATCAGCACTGCTTGTGATCGGCAACTTTGCCGAGCGGTCGACAGCTTCTTGCAACTGCTGAATCTGAATCGTTGCACGGTCCAGCGCGTCGGTGATCACTTCAGGGTAAAAGCCGCCCTGGTTGGTCAAGTCGGTTGGCTGAAGGTTCTCGATGTCCGATGTGATGACCAGGTTGTAGCCGGTCGCCAGGGCGCCAGCAGACAGCGTGATCGTGCCGCCAGGGCTTGAGTTTTGGTCTTCGTTGACGGACGCGGTGAAGTCAGTGTTGAGGACCAAAATCGTTTCGATGTTGGTTGCAACCGTGAGTTTGACCACTTCCAGGTCAGAAGCCTGGAAGACCTTGAATGTAAAGGGGAAAGTCGCGGCTGTTCCGTTACCTATGAACGGACCGGCTTTCCGGCTATTTGAACTGATGGTCATGGACGGAACTCCTGGACAATTGTGAAGAGACTAAGCATTCTGGTTGTGGATACGGGTACCTTACTGTCTCGACGACTCGCTTGCTTTGCCAGTGGCAAGGCCGCGAATGTAGTCGGCAGAAGAGGTTGGTTCAATCTTTCCGCGCTCAACTTCAATGGCATAACCAATCGGCCTGCCGAGCACGGTAACGGGGACGCCGGTCACAAGGCTGATCAATGTCAGGATGTCGCGGACATTCTTGCCCGTCACATCTTTGTCAGGATCTGCAATGTTGATACCGGCCTTTACTACACCGATGGTCGCACCTTCCAGAGTCGATACAGACGGGCTGGTGGTCATGCGGTCATCGTAAGGCTTGTTGTTGAATGCGTTGAATGGCACGGTGGCCGCAGTACCAAACGGCACCAGGGCAACTGCACCACGCAATTGTGATCCAAAGAACCAGGACATAAAGACATCGAGGTAGCCGTCGTCATCATCGTCGTCCCAGCCGCCACCCAGACTGCGCACGATGGCGTCAGCGGCCAGCATTGGCAGGCCAAAGCCCAGCAGGTAGGTCATGAACAGCTTACCCTTGTGGCCACGCCAGCCCATGTCTCGGAAGATCTTGATGTACTCGTTGGCGTTCAAGTTGGCGATCATGTTGAAGTAGCCAGCGAACTGGATCAGCGTCTTGTAGAACGGCGATCCAACCTCAAAGGCAGATAAGTCTTCAGGCAACAGGCTGGACTGCGTCATACGCACTGCGGCGTCTGCACGCTTGATGGCCTCGTTGCTTGCTGACTTCTCATCAACATCTGCGCCCAACTCTGCGACAGTCTGATTGTACGAGCCGACCCAGGTCACGACATCGACAAAGTTCTGGAAGGCTTGTTGCAAGAAGTAACCATGCTTGTTGGACCACTTCTGGATCTTGTCGAACTTGGTTGGGTTGATAAGCAGGTCGTTCATCATGTCCTGCACTTCGATCATCTGATTGCTCATGCGATCGGCCATGAATGGCGACAACTCAGCAACAAACTCAGCCTGTGCTGTTGGACTCTTCATGTAGTCGACCAGGGCCGTCTTCATGTATTTGCCTTCGACCTTGAGCAATGCAGGGAAGAAGCCAGTCACCTGTTGCATCGCGTTGGTGATGTTGGCAAACATGATGCCGATACCAGTGCGAGTGCGGACAGCACGCCAGAAGTTGTCAATGCTTCGGTTCATGCCGACCTCGCTCGTGATCTGACGAGCAGATCGATTGAGCCATGGCAGGATCATGTCCTCGATGACAGTCGGGTCAATGCGCGTGATCGTGTCTGCAAAGTCACGCTTGCGAATGATTTTGAGTGTGTCGCGGATCGTAGGCTGTACGCGTGCAAAGCGGATCACATCATCGATGTGCTTGGCCATCACACGAATGTCCAGTGACAGAGGTTTGTTGTACTCAACGCGAGACTTCGTAAACCCGGCGCCAGTGCTTGGCATCGAGTTGCGGAAGTCGGCCTCGAGTTCCTCCATCTTCATTTGACGCTGTGCGTCGCGAACTATGAACGGATCAGTCTTCGCAGGAACATAGCCGCCACGGTATGTGCCGAACGGTGTAACCACTGGGCGAGCCTCGACTTCTTTGAAGTAGTAGCCGAAGATCTCGCGATGCGCCTCTTGCGCCATAGGCTTGAGTTCTTCATTCAGATCCCAGGTTGCTTGCACGAAGTCGAAGTCTGCTTTTGTGAGCACGCCTTCGTCGATCATGCGGTTCATGAAACTATTCCAGCGCGTCGTGTCGACCGAGCCATCCTCATTGACTTGACCCCAGTTGCGGCCAGCAATCAGCTTCTTCATGTTGCCGTCGTTACCGATGTGCATCAAGGCGCCAAGCACCTCTGCTTTACCGATGCCGCCGTTCTCATTGCCGAAGGTGTAATTCAGTTCTGGCGCGTTGATCTTTTGCACTGGCAGATCCAGCTTGGCGATCATGTCGACATAGTCTTTGACATAGCGATTGCGATCGACGCGGTACTGGTCAAGCGCGGCACGCAGTGGGCGCCAGATGTAGTTGGTGAATGGACCAGGACCACCAGGGCCGTCTGTTGCATCAGCCCAGTGCTCGACCTTGCGGGTCAATGCCTTGGCGTTGTACAGGGCGCGGATGGCCTTCTCTTTTGGACCAGGCGCCATGCGCTCACCGGCAACCTCTTCAGGCACGCCGATCTCATCAAGTCGCGCATTGAGTTCTGCAATGATCGAATCGAGAGCAACTGCTTTGCCTTCAATCATCACCTCGTTCTCACGCTTGGACTGGTACCACAACGCGTCGACGATCTCCTTCATTTCGCGGAACTCGTTGAGCGTCAACTTCTTGTAGTTGCGTGGGCCACCGGTCGACTCGAGCAAGATCGGCTCGATGTCTGCATACAGGTCTGGGTTGTATGACTTGAGTTGCTCAACAAACTTTGCAGGCTCGACATCACGCGGGCCAAGGCCGTAGTGGCCAAGGATGTAGCGTGCGGCGTTGACCAAATCAATGTTGCGATTCTTGGCCATCTTTGCATCGCCTTTGAAAATCTTGGCAAAGCCGTCAATGGCCTTGTCGATTTCTTTGCGTGCGTTGACTGCCTCGAGCGACAACTGGTTGTTGAGCAGTTGGTTCTGTTTGGCTTTTGCGGCCTCGGTGATCTTGCCAGCTTTGGATTGCTTTGTGCTTTCCTTGGCGGCGCGTGCCTCTGCCAGCGTGTAGTCACGCGGACGGATCTCGCTGATCACCTTGTTGCCGATGATTGACTTGGCCGCAGTCTTCGCGGCTTGAATCATCAAGCGTGCAGGCTGTGTTGCTTTGGCCAGGTAGCGCAACTCGACGGCCACAAAGCGGGCGCGTGCTTCGTTGTGCAATGCCTTCTGGATTTCCAACTCGATGCTGGCAGGGTCCAGCAGGTCAGAGTATTCGGCCAGCATGCGCTCGTCGGTGCGGTTATCGATCTCTTCTTTGATCGGCTTGGCCTCGAGCAATGAGCGCACCAACTGATCGCCAGAGTCAAAACCAAACATCGATGCCACCAGGTCAGGCGGCAGGCCTTCTTCGGCCAGCATGCCGTACTTGCCATAGCCAAGTTTGGCCAGGTCAGGTGCAGGTGTCAGCGACTCTTTGCTTTCAGGGTAGAGCGCCTTCACATCAGCGATCTTGAGTTTGTGGCCAGTCAATGCCTGGATGTCTTGACCGTTCTCGTCTTTGGTGATGCCGCGCTTCAAGAACTCCATGGCTGTGTAGACACGGTCCTCTTGCACTTCTGCGGCCACCTCTTCGCGCACGCCCTTGCGGATGTCAGCCGTCTTGGCCTGCATCTCTTTGAGCACGCGAGAGCGAGCATTGCCCAGCCACTTCAATTGGCGCAGGCTTGCCTGTGTCAACTCAGTTATCGATGCCTCTGTGGCTTCGGCCATCATTGCCTGGTACCCGGCCCACTCTTCGTCGGACATGCCGGACTCTTCCTGGGTCTGGTACATCGGCACCATGCTGTTGACTGCCTCGGACTGCTTGATCTGCTCTTCGCTGGCCAGCATGCGGTCCATCACCTGGCGGACTTCGCCGGTCAGGATTGGCAGGTCTTCGCCGTTTTCTTGGCGGTAGATCTGATTGAGTTCGTCGCGGATCGATTTGTACACGCGGCGCAACCAGGCGCTAAATCGCTCAAACATCGATTGCATTTGCACGCTTGGCGCCTTGCCTTCAAACAGGTAGATCTCGTAGTTGTAGGCCCATGACTCGTGGTACTTGCGTTGCTCATCGAGCGACAGCGCATTCCAGGTGGCCAGGTCTTTGATGCCAAACCAATCCAGGATGGTCTGCATGTCTTGCTTGTTCTGCTCGGTGGCGTCAGGCCGTGCGGCCATGTCAGCGTAAACCGTCAAAAAGAAGTGCGCAGTCTCATGCAGGAAGGTGGACATATCCGCCTTCTCGTTGAGGATTGTGGTCAATCGTTTCGGATCGAAGCCGCCGCGCTCTTCTTGGCGCAGTGGCTGGGCTTGTGCGGCAGGCGGAAAGAACTTGGCCACCGCCTCGGCGTCAGCCTCGTCAAATGTCAGCGTGCCAGAGCGCAGGTCAGCCGATGGTGCCGCCGCCTTGATCTGAGCCTCCTGGGCCTCGAATTTGCGGATCTCAGGGGTGAGCATGGCGTACTTGCGTTTGGTGCTTGCAGGGGGCGTATACGCGCCTGCGGCAGGCATTGCGTGCATGCCATGCTGTTCGACCGGCACACCCTTGTGCTGTGGGCCAAGCAATACGGCCACACCTTGCTCGCCCTGGGCGGCAGGAATGTAGACGCCATCAAAGCCAGCATCGAGGATTGCGGACTCGACCGCGTTGAACCATTGGCCACGGTCATCACGGCCATTGGCCGATGCCTGGGCGCGTAGGCCAAGCGGGTCAGCCGCCGCGTCGTATAGGTTGTCCAGGTAGACGGCATGCACATTGCCGCCAACACCAGCTTCAGGGCGTACGCCATTGCCGGTGTCCACATAGAAGTGGATGCGGTTGGATAGGCGAGAGTCAGCGCCAGCCAGACGGCCAGCCTCTGCGCCTTTTAAGCCTGTTCCGTAGGCGAATCCGGCAAGACTATTCCGAGGTTGTTTTGAATAGTGGATACCAAGGACTGAAGTTGCTCCATCCCTGGCTGTCCCGTATCGCTTGGCAACATCGAGATCGCTTGCTCGTAGGCGTTGTACGCCGCCTGCTCCGGTTCCTGATTGGGCAAAGACTGCGGGTTTTCCATTATCTTCTCTCCTTTTCTTGTTGCGCTTTACAGCGCGGTTTTGATCTGCGACGGCGTCGTCATAGGTCTTGGACTTCTTGCCATCGCTGATCTTGTGCCAGCCGTAGTACGACTGGTCAAGGGCCATGAATACGACATTCGGCTCGCCATTGTTAAAGTCGGCAAACGCTTCTTTGTTCCAGCCTTCGGGCGCCTGGGTGTCATCCCAGGGTAAACGCGAAGCCGCAACGAATCCGTGCGCGGCGTAGAACTCAGGCAGGATCGTCTCGAATGCATCCAGCTTGGTACCGCCTGCGGCCACAGCCAACTCCATGACAGAGCGGCCAGCGCCAGCTTGCGAGAACACCGACACGATGTCGCCATCGGGTTTGACAGCGACGCCGGACTTGCCGTCTTCAGACAAGAACAGGCGCATGCCTTGGTAGTCTTCGACCGGGTAGACGAAGACAGCCGCACCCATGTCGCCACTGGCTTGTTTGCTGGCTGTGATGGCCTCAGAGAATCGTTGTGCATTCTGTGCGTTGCCTTGCTCCAACTCGTAGAACTTGGGCACCGTGATACCGTTGTTGCGGTACACGCGGGCCAGGCCTGCGCCTGCTTTCCATTCTTGTGAGTAGGTGACAAGTTGGCTTTTTAGAACCCGAACTTTTCCGCCATCTCCACTGCTTTTTGCCGTGTAAGACCAGGATTGTTTTTGATCGCCGCTTCGATTGGATCTTGCAATTCTGGTGGCGACTGCGCCTGCAAAGAGCCGTTTTTCTCTTTGAGTAAAGCCTCCAGCTTCTGCTTGCTCCCCTCCAGCGACCTGCGCTTGCTCATCTTGTAGTCGTGCTCGTCTTGCGCGTTCATCTTTGGACTCCTTCTTCAATGCGTTGTTGATCTTGCGATCGGAAACACCCAAGGTACGCGCAACACCTGCGGCGGCGTTGGCGTAGTCTGGGGCATCTTCATCACTATACCCGTCTGTTGACTCTTGGTCAACATTATTGTCCTTGGCTGATTCGTAGAGTCGTTTCTCTGCATACCAGAGCACGGCCTGCAAGTCGGCCATGGTCAGGTCGGCATAGGCTGGATCAGCCTGCAACTCAGCCAGGATCTGGGAAAAGACGGAGCGGATGTAGGTGCGCTCGTGTGGGCCAGCCGGTGCTTCCTTTTGGCCGTCGTTGTACTTGGCCAAACTGTTGCCCGCCTTGCGGATCTCTTCGCCAACCTTGGACTCGTTCATCTGCTCGCGCAGTTTGGGGTCCATGGAGGCCTTCTGGATGGCATCAGCCAGGCGATTGACCTCGGTGTTGGCAATGTCCATGCCGATGACCTCAGAGAGGCGTGTGGCCTGTTCTGGGGTTGCGCTACGGATTGCTGAGTTCAGGCGGTTGGTGGCCGTCTCCACATGCTTGGGCAGGCTCTTGATAAGCGTACCGGTCCAGCGGCCCCAGGTGCGGACCAGCCAGCGGTCCATCGTGAGGGAACTAAAGTCGCCGTACAGGTTGGAGAAAAAGCCGTTGCCAATCTTGGGGCCAATGATGGCCGCGCCCTTGACCATGGTGTCTGCGTGCTCACCGCCTGGCTTGAGGTCTTTGCTGATCGCGCTGATCTCACCCACGGTGAAGTTGGTCTGCATGAACTGGCGCAGGTTCTTGATGCCCCAGGCTCCGACCAATTCGTTGAACAAGGCAAGCGAGTCATTGATCGCGCCCTGGGCCTGGCCACCTTTGATGTTGGTGGGCATGACCTTGTTTTCTTTGTAGTAGCTGTACGCCTTTTCGGCCAGTTCAAAGTTCTTGTCGACCTTCAAGCCGTTGGATGTGACAGCCAGCGCCCAAGTGAATGCAAAGCGTGCATCTTCGTTTGTCGCAATCTCTGGGTGAACCAGTGCCATGACGGCCAATGCCTGGCGAGTTTTCTCGTCGTACCAGCCAATCGCGTTGGGGTTTTGCTCGAGTGCAAACAGCGCGTCCTTGAGGCCGACGCGCACCAGGTAGTCAGTGGTCTGTGGCGAAGGTACCGACACATCGACACCAGCCTCAGTTGCGGCTTGTTGCACTGCATTCTGAATGGCCAGCTTCAGGTCGCGGCCTTTGTTCCACACCTGGCTTTTGGCCACCTCGAGTGCGTTCTTGAGTTCGGCCTGGTCTTCGACAGTCTCGGGGATGTCGGCTTGCGCTTCGATCGCGGCCACATCGTCGGCCTCTGCATCTTCTTCAGAGTTGATTGCGTCGGCATCAGTCAGTGATTCGGTCTGTAATACCTGGTTGCCTTGGCGCAGAATGTCTGCGTTCTCACGCGACCATGTGCCATCGTTGAATGGCGACTTGACTGCGGTGTTGTCGAACACCACGATCTCGCGTGCGTCGGGCGCCACTTCCAGGATCACGCCGTCGTAGCCCTGGGCTTGCAGTTCAGCAGTGAATGCATCAGCGGCTTCACGGCCACCAGCACGAATGCGAGTCTTGTCTTCCATGGTAGCCATGTAAGGGTTCTCGAGTCGCGCATACAGCGGCATGACATTCTCACCAGCAGTGCCGGTGCGGCGCTTCTGCATGGCGTAGACCTCGGCCATGTCGGCGCTGTCTGTCAGGTAAACACCAGTGCCAAGCCAGCCGCTGTCTTTGCGGTTTGGGTGGTCTGGATCAAATGCGGTCACATTGTCGGCAGTGCCGTGGTACAGCGTTTGTGGTGCGCCGGTTTCGTCTTGGAAAATGGACGAGCCAATCCAGTTGCGGAATGGCACGCTGTCGATGACCACGCGTTGATCTTGATTGAACAGCGCCATGCCACCAGGCTGGCCTTCTGCTCGCTCGACGCGGTACATGTAGCGGTTGTAGAACTCGGTCGGCATGATCTTGAGTGCCGCTGATTGGGTCACCACAAAGTCACGCACAAGTTGTGCATTGATTCGTGCCGCGTTGTCGGTGTACTGCTTGGTCGCTTTGACCTGCTGATACATCAGATTCTCGACTTCACGCGCAGACTTCACGAAGTCCTTGTTAGTCATCTCGACTTTGGCGTTGGCCTCCATCTGAGTCTTCATGATCTCAGCCTGGTTGTCGATGAACTCGCGTGCCTCGCGGCGGGTCATCATCTCGCCTTCAATGCGCAGGTCGTCGATCAGTGCTGTGCTGAACTCGGTCGGTGCAATGTTGGTTTGGTACTCGGTTACAGGGATGGCAATGTCGCCACCGGTTGCAACTGCTGTGTCTAGTTGCTCACGCACTGATGGCGATACTTCTGCCACGCGCTCGGCCAAACCAGATTGCTTAAGGGTTTCGCCGCTGATGTAAACCGTGGTGACATCAGTCTCCTGGCTTACCTGGTCGATCCACTCGCCAAAGGTTTCAGCACTGCGTGCGCGTACCTTGCTGGCGCGTGAAAACTCTTGGACCTTCTCAAATGCTTTGGCACTGCGCTCGGCAGACTCAGCTTGCAACATGGTGCCGCGATAGTTGCCAGGCACCTCGACCAATGCGGTTGGGATCTCTGCAAATGCCTCGAGCAAGATCTCGCCAGGTTTGAATTCACCAGTCAATGCCTGGGCTGTTGCTTCACCAGCGGCACCGCCTGCGGCCTGCACAGCGCCTTCGCCAACAACGCGAGTGCCAACACTCAACACTGTCGGGCGAGCGCCTTTGAGCAACTTGCCAGCCATGCCAGCAGTCAATGCATCAAACAATGCGATGGGCACGCCGCGCTTAATACCTTTTTCGCGTGCTTCATTCATTATTTTTTCATCAGTGAGCACGCGGTACAAAGCGTCTGATGAGTTGATTTTTTCAGCCTGCGATGTGATGACTTCATCCATTGTGGTGGCGTACTCAATCAAGAAACTTGTTGTGCCTGCGGCAGTAGCCACGGCCAATGGACCCATGGGCACGGATGCGGCAGTGACCGCAAGGCCTGGTGCGCCAACACCAATCGATTGAAAGATTACTTCTTTGACTGCGGCTGGGTTGCGAATAATTGCAGAGAAGCCTTCACTAAAACTTGTTGCTTCACCAATTTCTTGTAAGCCGCGTTGAATGTTTTCGGGAACAGGAAATTTGTTGATGTTGCGATCGTAATTTTCCAGGCTAACTTTTTGTTGGATCTTTGGATCGTATGTGATGCCGTTAGCTTCTGCCGCCGCTTTTTGTCGGCTTTGCAATCCTTTGATTATTGGTGTGTCTTCAAGACCTAGTGCAAAGGCTTTTTTGAATTGCGCATAGCCACGCTGAAGCGGTTCAGTAATCTCTTCTAGGAATGAGCGCTCGATCGGTTTGATCGTGCCGTACTCACGCTCGATGCCAGCCAGGTTGCTCGAGTCATCATGCGAGATCTTCGCGTTGTTTGGGTTGCTCAACCATTGGCCAAGCAATGGCGAGCGCTTGAGCGTTTCGTCAAACTCATTGAGTTGCACATTGCGATTGACCTGCGCGTAGTTGCGCTGGACGATGTCGACAGGGATGCCAGACTTGTTTGATAGATTCTTTGCGCGTGCGGCCTCATCAGGATTTGCATCGAGTGCGCCGTACAGGCTGGTGCGCAATTGCGTGCGCTGGCCATCGATTACATTGGCGGCTGACTCATCGAGTGTTGGCGCTTTTTTTACACCGGCAACTCGTGCGGCGGCGGCGTTGAATTCATCATCAGGTACTAGCATCATGTCGTTGTGTCCTATTACTTCTGCTCAATGCCGTAGGTTTCAAATAGCACTGCATCAATCTGTGACTTAGTCGGGTTCGATACACCGTTGCGCTTGAGCGCTTCGCTTGCGCGTGCGCGTTGTGCATCAGTGAACTCTGGCTTGAACTTGGCTTCTTCACCACGGGCGCGAGCCTCGTAGCGGCGCATGTTTTTGTCAGGCAAGAAGAACGAGCCACTGAGCACTTCACCTTCAAGCACAAGGCCATCAAGAACCTTTTGGCGCTCTGCCTGGTTCAGCTTGCCGCCCTTGTTCACTTGAGCCGCAAACAATGCTTTGTTGGCCTCTTGTGTGAACATGCCAGCCTTCTCATCTTTGAGGCCAAGTTGTTTGGTCACTGCGGTGATCTGCTGTTGCGTTGTCACTGCTTCTGGCGCTTCGTTCTTTGTGCCAATCGTGCGTTGCAAATTGATGAAGTGATTGCGGTCACCAGGTGACAGCTTGTCAAAATATTTGCGCAGATCAACCTTGGTCGGATCTTTGAAGTCAGGATTCATCATGGCTTCTTGCGTCAACTGGTAGTAGACATTTGGATCTGTCTTGACCTCGGTGCCTTTTGTGCGTGCCTCGACATCAGCCTTGGCTGTGCGTTGCAGGGTGGCTAAGTCAGCGCCATCCATGCTGGCCAACACGCTTGGCGGGATCTTGCTGAAGTTGCCAGTCTCTGCGTAAGAGCGCCATGCTTTATCTTTGGCGTCGTTCTGCGCGGCTTGAACAATGCCTGTGCGCTCATTCTCAAAAATCTTGAGGCGTTGCACAACCTGGTCTTCTTCTTTGCCGGACAAGGTTTCACGAGCCAGCTTCAAAGCGCCAGCAATGTTGTTGCCGCTCTTGCTCCAGAATGATTCTGCAAGGCCTTGTTCTTTGGCGTCGGATGTGCCGATCTCAAGCGCTTTCTTTGCGCGGCCAAAAGTCTCCGGCGTCATCTCGTTGCCGTAGCGTTGCAGGTAGTCGCGTGCCTGGTCCAGGTTCTGCGCATCGATCTGTGTCTGCACAACTTGGCCATGGATTTGGTTGGTTGCTTTGAGGATCAATTGCTCACGCTGTGCGCTCTTGGCTTCGTAGCCAAGTTTGTCTGCCAACTTGTTGGCGCCATCTTTTGCGGCACCGTAGTACACAGCAAAGTCGCCTTGTGGGTTGCGCCAGCCAGCAGAGTATCGAATCGCGTCATTGACGAATGTGTCAACTTGGGCGCCACTTTCTTTGATGTCGTAGTCGCGCTGTTCAACAAGTGAGTGCTTGATGATCGAACTGTTGGCACTGCGCAGGCGTACGCTGGCAGAGTTGCGCAAAATGATTTTTTGCACATCGTTCTCAGCCTTGCCAACAACATCAGTCAATGCGGCTTCAAGATCGTTCTTGGTCTTCATCGCCGCGCCGACAGCGTCTTTGCCTTTGAGCGTCAGGTATTGCGTTTCAATCGTGTCGGCTGTGGCCGCAAAGGTGTTATAGAGTTCTTTGGCTTTTGCGTCGTCGACCTCACCTTGCAAGCGGTCTGCGATCTTCATCACGGTCGTGCCAAACGACTGCACGGCTTGGCCAGTCTTTTGCAATTGCTCGCCAGTGAAGTCGCGCATTGGTTCTACGCCAGGCGCCTGGAATGCAGGCATGTTGCCTACGCTTGCGTCTTGAGTCGGTAAATCGTAAATAGGTACTGTTGCCATGGTCGGTCCTTATTCGATGCCCAGACGGCTTGCTATGGCCGCAAGTTTGCGATCTTGGTACCAGGCATTGGCCACAGACCCAGCGCTTCCAAGAATGCTCGAGCCTGCCGCCATGAATGGGCTGATGCTGTCGCCTGAAGCGGCCAGGTTTGAAGCAGAGACATCTTGCATTGCTGATGCGGTCAGATAGTTCTGGCGCTGTAGTCGTGCGGCTTCTGAACTGCGCACGGTGTCTGCGTTGACGGTCAGCATGTCGATCTCTTTCATGAGGTCGGTTGTTGCAATCGTCTCAACAGCACTGCCGACGCCCAGGTCAATGCCTCGAGCGGCCATCGATGCACGCTGTGAACTCTTGATCTTGCCAGCACGCAAGCCAATCTGGCCCTGCTTTTGTTGGCCAGCACGCAGGATCTGCTGGGCTGTGAATTCGGCCTGGGCCGCGTTGAGTTCTGAGATGTCAGACTGGAAGCGCATCGAGGATGCCTGGGATTCCAGTTGAGCCTTCTGGTTTTGTGCGGCGTAGTAGGAGCCGATCGCCCCAGTGACTGCGCCACCGATAGCAAAGATGGAGCCGGTCTGGCTCATTGCCTGCACTCCGGTTCCGGTCAATAAGGTTGCCATGTGTCAAATCTCCTGTTTCGCCTGGGCTTGGAGGACTGTGTTGACCTTACCTCCACAGCACCAGGTTATTGCATGGTTGAACAGTATCCGGGTCACCGGATCTTACGGGTACCTTTACCCACCGATTGCAACCTCAAGGGTCATGCCAACGATGGACAAAGGCAGTGGGTCAGACTGTCTGACAAACACCTGGCCACTGTCCAGCCAGGATGGCGTCAGCATGATCTGGATCTCTTCGGTCTTCAATGCAGGCGGTGAGCCGTATGGCTCAGTCGTTCGTTGCTTTGCTTCGACCAGGTGATCTGCATCAGGCCCGATGAAAATGCCAGACGACTGGAACACGCGGAGCCAGGCCTTGTTGACATTCTTGTAACGCCCTTGGCCCATGCCGTTGTCGATGCCCATGGCAAGCGGCAGGCTTTGCAGGTCGGACTCGTATGGCAGGCCAATGTGGATGATGCTCGAGGCCCGGTCGATCGTGATCGCGCCACTGGTCACCACCTTCTGCGGTTGCACTGCGCCGTCGGCCAGGATCGAGACGGTCTTGCCCTCGAGCCAGGTCAGGCCGCTGATCGTGTTGCGTGCAAACGAATAGCGGGTCGTGGCGGTGTTTCTGAGCGCAGTTGGTAGTGTCACATCAACCCGAGCCGTTGCGACCGTTGTGGAGGTCGTGGAGCGGATTGTGAGGCGATACTTCTTGCCAGCCGAGTCGGTCAGCACAATGGCGTCGTTGACATCGCCAGTGCCTGGGTAAGTGAAGATGGCCGTCGATGCTGTGATCGTCAGGACATCAGACGGACCCCAGGTCGTGCCGCCACTGACTGTGACGGTCGTGGCCGATGTGTTGGTGCCGTCGTAGGTCGCGCCCGAGTCCACAAAGAATGCGCCCTCGATCGAGTCAAAGTGACGGCTGGCCATGCGCTCGACATAGCGTTTGGTCTGGCCATTGATGGTGCGCTTGACGACGACATAGAGTCGGTCCTCGTTGCCTTCAGCCACCACGGTGCAAGATTCAAAAACGCCATCGGTGTCGTGCTTGTGCCATGCGCCGACTTGTTGCTCTGGTGTGTAGGTCAAGCCAAGCAACATGCCTGAAGTCGACACAAACCAAACCATCTGGATCGGAGCCTTGGCAAATGCCATGTCGCTGATCTCGTAGTTGTCAAACAAGTGAGCCGAGCGGATGGATAGGTCATTGGTGATGAAGCCACTGGCCTGCCAGTTGTAGCCCAGTTCGCGCACATGGCCACCGCGTGCTCCGCAGTAGACCAGGGCGTTGTTGATGATGACCGGCTGGACATTGGATGCGCCAATGTACGACTGTGGTCGAACTGAGATTGTGGTCGGTGTGATCTCGTCGCTGTTGAGCGATGACACGCGCCACTCAGCAGATCCAGTCAGCAACAGCAACTGGGTCAATGGCACGATGTGTCGAATGGTGTTGGCTTCACGAGCGGCCACACGAAACTCGATGCGGTCGTCATCACGGATTGGTAGGCCGTAGCTGAGATTGGACTCAGTGCCCGACTTGGTCATCCAGATTTTTTGCGGCTCGTTGATGGTGCCAGCAAAACAGCGACGCTGTTCGAAGTACGAGACGGCGCCTGGGTAGTTGCCAGTGCTGACGAACTCGTTGTCGTAGATCGGTGGAGTAACCGACAGATCTGGCGCGATGTTGTTGTCGACGATGCTTGTGCCAGTCGTGCTTCCAATGTAGCCATACAGACCTCCCAACAGTTTGTAGACGCGGTAACGCGATGCGCCTGTCACTGCTGACCAGGAGATCGTGTTGGTTGCGCCGGTAACAAAAATGTTGTTGGTGACTGATGCCACGCTCGATGAGACAGACTCGCCGATCTCGTCGGCTGTGATGGCCGTCACAACATAACTCATCGTCTCGTATGTGTCTGCGTTGGTCGATGATGATGCAGGGATGTACCGAGTTGCAGTCACGCCAGTTGGCGCGGCAATCGGTGATCCAAAGTTGATGGTCGTCAGGGTCCAGTTGGTTGCACCCAGGCGACGCAATTCACGCGGCGCATAGTTTGGATGCACCAGCGTCATCACATCAGCCGACTGCACATAGTGAATGTCGAAGATGTCCGCTTCTGCGTATGGGTTGGCGATCTCGTATGGCACGCCACCAGACAGCAATGTGCCGCCTTGTGTGTGAAAGCGAATGTAGCCTGGGCTTAACTCGATCACCATGGTCTGCGTGGTCGAGTAGGTGAATGGGATCAGCCTGGTGCGCTTGGTGCTGTCTTTGACCTCGCGAACGAATGCAAAGCCTGCGCGGTTTTCTGCTGGGCCTTGTGGCGTTGCGGTGAAGTTCTTCATCGTTGCCGCGCCGGTCTGGTACTTCACATCATCGATGCGTCCAAACATTTCTGGCGACATCTCGCCGCCAGCAAAAGATCGTTGTAGTGTGCGCACATTCGGCATGCTTATCTCCCTGCGATCCAAGACACGATGTGCTCTGGCTTGATCTGGCGTGAATTGGAGTCAGCCTCCATTGCTTTGCCAAGATACAAGTTCATCATGGTGATGCATCGCTTGGCTTCTGCGGCGCCCTGGTCACCCTTGATCACAGGACCAGCAAGCATCGATGCCAAGTGCCACGACAAAGTGACCGTGAACAATGGAGAGAACTTGGTTGGGTCAGTGATCTTTGCGTGGTATCGCAGGACAGCTTGGTTCTGGTTGGTCAGAATAATTTCTGATCCATCGGACGCAATCTCGACTGCAAACTTCTGCGGCACATACTGGCCAGCGGCAACAGACGGCGAATAGTTTGTGTAAAAGTCAGGGTAGGTTTCCGGTGTGAATGTCGTGCTGTAGTCGTCGCGTGCTTCGGGCGGCAACACAGCAATGATGTCGGATGCATCGTTTGGCATGGAGTAGGCGTACTGCCACATTGGCCATGAGTTTTCCACTTCAGCGCCATATGCCCGTTTAGTTGAAAAAGACCAACTGTGCATCTCGAGCAAAGTGTCTCGAGCAATTGGATAAAAGCGTTGGCAGTGTTCTGCCTGCGCAGATCCTTCAGGTGGATCAATGCTTGCGATGGTGGCGTTGTCGCCGAGGTGCGCCAGCGCAAGGTTACAGATGTCGACAACTGATGCCATCATGGCCTCCTAAATGTAAAAAGGGGACCGTGGTTTCCCAGCGGCCCCCCGTGACTTACGGCTTCCAATCAGGAAGGATTACACGGAGCCTTCATCAGCGCCGCGCTTGGCTTTCGGTGTCCACTTCTTTGCAGAGGTGTCGGCCTTGGCCTCGTTGCCTTCGTCATCGATAGGAACCAGCGCAGATCCAGCAGGACCATCATAGTCGACGATCTCGCCTTCATTACGAAAGCCGTTGTTGACAAAGCAAGGTGCGGTGACGCGGTATTTAGGCATGTGTAATTCTCCTTATTAGATTACGGTGAAGCCAGATGCGTAGAACTTCTTGCCGTCCTGAACATCCATAACGATGTCCGCAACAACCTTACCAGCAGTGTTAGTGCCAGACACGGTGTAGCGAGCGCCCAAGTAACGCTTACCAAGCGATGCGATTTGCGGATTCAAACGCACGGCAACATTCTTGCCAAGAGTCAGATCAGCAGTCACGATCGCGCCAGAAGCGCCGATCACCACGACATTGCTCGACAGAGCGGCGTTGTCAGCGATGATGATTTCGAAGTTGGTAGAAGTACCACCTGCGAAAGCCTCGGTCATTGCGAAGTTCATGTAAAGGTCGCCACCTTCGCCCATGTCGCGAGCAACAGACAGGTCGATCGTATCGGTCGACACAGCGGTTGTGGTCACGGCTTGGTCAGTAGAGACGCGGAGCAGTTTATCGGTAATCATGATGTGTTCCTTTCAGAGTTAAATTGACCAATTAGGAAATGGCCGCTTCGGTGTTGAGGATAGCGTCAACGCGACGGAGCGGAACTCCGAGGAACGACAGCCAAGAGTAAGGCATACCGAACTGGCTCAGACCTTCATTGATCTTCAAGACATACTGGCTCTTGTCCAAAGCCGCAATCGACAGACCAGAGTGAACAGTGCGGTTCATGTAGAACGCGGCACGGCCCATAGCCATGTTAGGGATGCGGTACAAAGAGCGAGCCATCAGCTTGATGATCGCGGTTGCGGCAGTAGGTGCTTGCGTGCCAGTCTGGGCAATCAAGTCGCTCACATCGATGTTTGCGATGCGAACCACATAACGCCAGTCTTTCACAACAAGACCGTTCTTCCACTGGTAGCGAGTTGCCAAAGCCTGCATGCGAGTGCCGTCACTGTTGTAAACGGTTTGCTCACCGAGGTCTTCGTGAATCAAGCCAGCCTTCGAACCTTTAGGGAACGGGCAGTACACAGTGTTGTCACCCCACACGACCAAGTAGATCGATGTGTTGTCAGAACCAGAACCACCGGCCTTCAGAATGTTCTGACCGTTGGCGGCAGTGCTGTCGCTGTAGCGAGCGGCAAGGCCAAGGAACTGCTTTGGATCAACACCAGGGTTGCCGTAGAACAAAGTCGTGGCTTGAGTCTGGTTCATTGCTTCCAAGAATGCAGTGTCTTCAGACAGGCGGAATTGAGCGGTGTTGCCGTTCAACATTGCCAAGTCTTTGTCCACTTCAGAGCGGGCTTCCAAAATACCGCAAGCCTCGTCCACTTGTGCAGTGGTCGATTTGCTCGATGGAATACCTTGGTTCAGGGCACGCCAGTAAACAGTAGGCAAGCCAGTACGGATTACCACGCGCTCGCCGGTAGGCAGGTTGCCTTCCTTGAACACGCAGTCTTCCAAGATTTCGTTGCTCTGCGAAAGCAGTTCTGCAACGACGGGAACTCGACCGTCCGGGTCGACGCGTTTGGCCCAATCGGCCAGGGTGAGAGAGTTGTTCGACAAAGTAGCCATGATGGACTCCTATTTAAGATTGCTGATTTGAATAAAGCGCTGATGCCAAGTCGTTGAAACCCTTGGGGCCAGATTTCTGACCACCTCGAGTGCCGCCAACAAAGCGATCCTCACTGATTGCTTTTCCTGCCCGATACATCATGCGGATCATCTCCGGATGATTGCCCAGGCCGGACTCGTTTAACAACTTGCGCAGTTCTGGCGTGCCAAATGAGTCGAGTGCTTTCTTCGCCACGACCAGGTTATCGTTGAGTTTGTCACCCCCGAATTCCTTGTCGGTGCGAGCAGATTCGGCCCACTCATTACGAGCAGTTTCCAGTGCTTGCATCTGACGCTCCAAGATCTTTGGTGCGACTTTGTCCAGCACTTTTTGCGCGGCGTCTTGCGGCAGATCCAATTCCTTGGCGATTTCCGAGAATGACTTGAGCACCTCGGGGTCGAACTCGCGGCCTTCTCCGGCTTTGAATTCGTACACTTCCGGTGCTTTGGCCTGGGCCTTGTCACCGTTCTGATCACCTTCGGTATTGCCAGTCTTCTGGCCATCCTGGCCAGCCTGCTGGTTCTGCGTACCGTCAGCCTGTTGCTGTGATGCCTGTTGCTCACTACCCGTCGGTTGTGTGCTCGAGGCGTCTTGCGATGCGGGCGTGCCTTCAGTGGTCGTTGCGGCTTGATCCGTCATCAGCGATTCTGTCATTGGATTGCTCCTTTACCATTTGTGGATATAACTCAGGGCACAGAGAGTGAATCATCGCGAGCATGCGATTGCCGAAGTTCCTGTTACCTTCTGCGAATGCCATTTGCATCGAGTTGGTATTGAACGACAGCCGGAACACGCCGGATTGGTCCATAAGGCGCCACACTACACGACGCCCCCTCTTGCTACCCATGAGCCACTTGATGTCCGCCTCCTCGTTTTCGCGGGCTAGTTTTTCGCGCATGTCCTTGTCGGACTTTGCACGCTCTTGCCCACGCAAATCGATCGGGTCAAATTCTTTGCTCATGGCGCCAATCTAACGACTGCACATTTGGATACGGGTACCCTCATGCCGCTACTTCACTGACGGTCAGCAACAAAGATGGTGCGGCTGGTTTGGCCGGTGATGTTTCTGGGCCATGGTAGGCAATGCTGATGCCTGCGTTATCGCGTGCCCAGTAGATCTCGACATAGTCGCCAGCATTCATGTCGATGAAAAAGTTCTGGCTTGGAATGATGGTACCGGCCTGGCCACCGTGACTGCTTGGCACTGAATACTTGAACCGGCTGTTCGGGATGTCGAGGCCGTTCTTCTTGCCCCACAGTTCAAAGTAATGGGCTTGGCTGTCGGTGTTGTGCAGGTGCGTTGACAGTTGCCAGTTGTAGATAGCACTGCGGTCGGCATAGATCTTGGTGCTTTCAACCAAACGCACACCCTGCTGGATGGCGGCTGTGTTGAACGACATTGCAGACCCACTGGTGTTGCCGGTCTGGTTGGTTGTGTCCAAGAACAGGCCATAGTACGGGGCACGCTGGAAGTAGAACTCAGACCCGTCAGGATCTTTGACCCCGACGATGTCGCCGGTCGTCTCGTCATACAGCCAGGGGGCGCCCTGGTACTTTTGGCGTGCGCTCATTTCTTGTCCTTGTCTTTGCCGTACAGCTTCTCAGCCGCAGACTCTTTGAAGTCCTTGCGAGTTGGCGCACCCTCTTCGCCAGGCTTGCGCATGCGCTCACCTGAACCCGCCTCGATGCGCTTACGCTTGGCGTGGATGTTGGCCCACAAGCCTGGTCCTGGCATGATTACTCGCCTGAACCGTAGAGCATGGTGGATGCTTCCGCGTTGCGCTGTTGCTGGTTGCCCTGGATCTCCATGTCTGTGATCTGCAACTCAATGCCCATGTCTTCGCCTTCGCCTTGAGTCTCGTATGCACGAGTCATCTTGACATAAGCCTTGGCCATGATGGTCATCTCAGTGCCAACCTTCGGCAATACGGTGATGCCCAGCTTCTCAAGTTCGTCTTTGCCCAGGCTGATGCATAGGCCGTACGGGTAACGCGGCTCGTCTGCTTCGTATTCGCCTGGCATCTCTTCGCGCTCGGCGGGCTTTTGCATGTTGATCATTGGCATGGCTATTCCTTTCAGGGTGTGTTGTATCCGGAGAACATATCGATCACATTGGTCAGTGCGCTTGGCTCTGTCGTCTGTGTTTGTGAGAGATCCTTGGCGATCAGCGCTTGCTGATGCATTGCGGCTTGTTGCTCTTTGGCCGCGAGTGCTTCATTGCGTGCGCCGCGAATCATTGCGACTTGCTCGCCGCCCACCAGGATGTTGGGGTCGACGCCAAGCATGTCGGCATAGGCATCGGCCCATGCGTCGCTGTTGAACTTGTCGAGCACCTCTGGCTTCATGTTAGCCACGACGCCCAGGTTGCCGACGAATCGGTCAACGCTGTTGGTGCCAATGGCACGCTGTGCCTGCGCCAGCATCGAGACGAACTCGACCGACAACTCCATGCCTTGCAGTTCTGGAGGCGGTGGCAATAGCACGCCAGCCTCGACCATGCGAGTGAATGTCATGTCGATCAATGGAGACAGCAACTCGTTGTGCAAACGCTCGAGCACTGGGCCAAGCATGAGCAGTTTCTCTTCGTGACGCTCGGCCACTTCGGTTGCTGTCATGCGTGTGTCGGTTGCGTTGGCCAGCATCAAGAACAAGTCAGCATAGAACGCACCACGAACGCGGTCGCGGCAGTCTTGGATGTCGTTGAGCAGGTACTGCAAGTTGAGGTTGACTTCAAACGCAGAGCGAATGCCACCGGTTGGTGAGTTGGCATCGACAAACGAGACGCCGCCAGGCAGTGTTTCTACATCGCGGTTCTTCATCGAGGTCGGCACCTGGAGCGGTGGCTTGACCTGGTAGTCGATCGCTTGGGCTTTGCGCAGTTGCTCGTGTTGCAATTGCTTGATGTCGCCCAATGCTTCCATGCCAGGGCTGTTGCCGTAGATGTCACCACCAGCAGTGGCCCAGCGTGGAGCAAGTGCCGGGAACATCTTGAAGCCAGACTCGCGCAGGAACTTGTTGTTGTCGCCGCCCACCTCAAAGTGGTACGACGCAAACGGCATGTTCATGTTGTCGCGCTTGCGTGTGTCGCGGTCTGCGCGTGGTTCGATGGCATGGATGATTGGCACCCAGGCATCAAGAGAGCCACGGTCAAACATGTTGCGCACAGTGGTCGAGCAGTTCTCGCGCCCGAACTCTTGCACCACCTCTGCAACGGTCTTCTCGTACTCACGGTACAGCGTGTTGACTGTGCCCTGGTAGTTGGTCGCGATGCAATACTCGCCAGTTGTCAGCGGGTAGTGATGGATGATGTTTTGAAAGTCAGGCAAGACGATCGATGCGCCTGTACCAAATGCGCCGAGTTCCTCGTACATCTGATGCATTGCGCGGTATGTGTTGGACCGCTGGAACACCATCTGCATGCGACGCGTGGTGTCATCGAGCCACACCTTGACCGGCTGATACTTGTTGAGTTCAGGGTCTGCTGTGGCCAGACGGAACCATGGTCGTGCTGGGCTTGTTGCACCAGCCATCATGCCAGCGCCTAGCACGCGCAGTGAGCGTGTGCCGGTGTTGTCGTAGATGTTGTTGTGACGGCGCCATCCTTTGTCACGGTCCTGGACGAAGTATCGGCCATTGCGTGGCAACAGGTAGGTTGTGATCTCTTGCCAGTGCGCCCACCAGGATGCACGCTCCGACTTGAGTTGACCCCAGCGCGTGAACAGTTTGTCCCGTTCTGGGGCGTTTGCATACGACTGTGCGTCGCTGGGGAATTGACTCATGGTTTAACCGCCGAGAAGTGTGTTTTTGCCGAGCGCCAACTGTTGAGGGTCGATGCCCTGCGGACCAGTCAGCATCGTGCCGCTTTGGCCACCGCCTGCGCCCATTTCAGCATCAGCCATTACAGCCTGCGTGTCTGGTCGGCGTTGGTTTGCCTTGTTGATGTTTTGCTGTGAAGTCGCCGCCGCCTCTTTGGCTTGCGTCAACTGTTGCGTCTGCGCTACCTCTTGCTGGCGCATTGCATCCTTCTGTCGGTCCTTGGCTTGCTCGCCACTGTAGACCGCATATGTGGTTCCGACTACTGCCGCCACTGCCGCTGTTACACCCATGATGATCTCCTTTAGATCTGAATACTGAAGATAATGTCCTGCACACCGTAACCAAGGCGAGGCATCATCTTCTCCAGCGGCGTGCCTTGTTTGGCATGCCACAGCATCAGACGGGCGCCGCGCTCTTTTGCCGCCTTCTCCGTTGCACGGATCAGTTGCAGTCCAAGTCGGCCACTCCTCTTGCCTTCAGTCACAAAGAGCAAGTCGTTGCTACATGTTATGAGGTCGGCATAGTGAAGATGATTCGTCACGATATTCACCGAGTAACCCACAACCTTTTCGCCCTCAAAAGCGGCGAGGATCAACAGCATGCCGTTGGCCTCTGCGGCTCGGTACTTTGCCTCATCGGGCTTGAGCACCATCACCTGCTTGTTCAGGGCAATCTCTTCCCAGTGTTCTGAGAACAATTCACTTGCATTCGCAAGCATCTCATCGACATTCGAAAGTCGGATTTCAGTCATGGGTTCCCCACTATTGACGCCACAGTAGTGGCTACATTATCGGATACGGGTACCTTGCGCATCGGGAAGAGCGGCGTGACCGCGTCGATGATGATGTGTATGCGGTCGGTATCGCCGTCGTTTCGCGCTGAGTGTCTGACCTTGTGATCAAACCACCATGCCTCACCAGGTGCGATGTGATGCGTCTCGTCGCCTGCTGTCAGCGTCGCCTTGTCTGTGCCAGTGACGGCCACATGAAAGCGGGCATAGTGGTCGGCATAGGTGCCCTCGTCAATGTGCGGCGTGATGATGCCACCAGGCCTGAGTTTGACAATGAGCACGCGACCCAACTCTTCGACCTTGAGCACATCGGTGAGCAGTGGCCGCAGGATCGGGACCAAGACATCGGCCAGCGTGTCCATGACCGGGTAGTCATACGCGCCAGTGTCGAACATGTAAAAGTAGGGCGTGAACTTCAGCGGCCCACGCGGATAGATGCAATGTGTGTCTTTATGTGCCGTGCCGGTGTACTCCTGGCGTGCGGTGATCTCGTCCCACAAGTGCGGCATGGCCTCAAGCCTGGCCAACAAGGGCTGGACATCGATGCCGGTGGCCACGCGCTCAAAGTTTGCTGTACGGGTCATACTCTTCCCTCTTGTTGTAGCGGCCCAGTTCCTGCATGATTGATCGCTTGGGCGTGTCCATCAGTGCCAGGCAGTAGGCCGAGGCGTAGTCAGGTGATCGCCCGATCTTGTCGAGGATCTCTTCACGGCTGGCCACGGCCACGGTCTGGCCCACCAGTTTCCAGGTCGGTGCGCACAAGTCAGCCAGCAGGCGTTGATCTGGTGGCAACGCAATGCCGGTGTTGTTGGCTGGGTCGAGCGCCTCACGCATGCGCCACCACAGTTCGGATCGTTGGTTCTTGAAGCGCAGGCGCCCAGACTTGTCCAGGCCCAGGGCTGACTCGGCCACATTGACGCCCAGCACCTGCTGGCCCATCTCGTTCAGGAAGTCATACGGGCTGGACCCGACGCCAATCACATCGATGTGGATCGGGGCGCGGTCACGCAGTGCAGACACCACCAGGCCAGCGATCGTCGGGCCATCGGGTGTGGCTGTGCCAGGGTAGGCCAGTGCCTCATCGAACCACATGCCATGGCGTCTGGCCAGGATCGTGTTGTCTTTGCCGCCTCGGGCCACATCGACGCCCATGCTGTCCATCGGCGCCAGCTTGTCAGGACGCTTCCAGCGGGCCATAGCGGCCTCTGCCCATGCCGTGGGCACCACCTGCCAGGGATCGTCCTCCATGCCTGCCTGGAAGTCGCCATAGAGCATCTGTGAGCGCAGTGGCTCGGGTAGTGATTGAAGTTGTGCCATGTAGCCTGTCCCCATCAAGTAAGGGTTATCACTGATTCGTGAGGGGATGAAGGTGCGCGAGAGCGGCGTGATCACTTCACCGTTGTGAGTAAAGGGTTTACCCGAATCGACCTCGACATCCTTGCCGTCGACCGTCGCGAAGTAGCGCAGTTCGCCAGGCTCAGCCGGGTTGGGGTGCTTCTTGTCCAGCCAGGGCGCAAAGAATTGGATGATCCAGCGGCCCTCGGCTGTGGTCGGCGGGTTGAATGTCAGCAAGGCTTGGCACTTCTGGCCAGGCACAGTGGTACGCAACCAACCAAGCAGGAAGCGCACGGCAGACTCGCGCATGTTCGCGGCCTCATCAAACACCAGCAGGTCATGCGGTCGGCCCTGGTACTTCTTCTCGTCGTCTGGGTTTGGGAACGATCCGAACTCGACCTGGATGGGCACGCCATCGACGCGCCTGGTCCGCCAGATATTGTCCTTGCCGTTGTAGCCATTGCGGCCACCAAGCAGTTCGGTGATGCGGTCCAGCACGCCGGTCAACTCGGTGCCGTTCAATCGAAAGATGCCGACCTTGCGATGGCTGGTCAATGCCTTGCCGCAGGCCAGGTCAGTCTTGCCACCACCCGCCGCGCCGCCGTAGCCAATGATGTCGGCCTGGCTTTCGTACGCAATGGTCTGAGGCCCAGGCAATGGGCGCCA